ATTACACACTGTTTACAGAACGAACGCAGGTTGATGGAATAGCGCAGGTTCAGATTTTAGACAATATTCCAAAGGGTGATGATAGTGGTTAGTTTGACAGACCTTATCGCGCCTTCTTTTTATGCTCTTCACCATGATATTAAGCGAGGCGGGCATACACACTACTGGCTAAAGGGCGGCAGAGGAAGCACAAAATCTTCTTTTATCAGCGTGGAAATTGTGCTTGGTATAATGAGTAATCCGAGTGCTAATGCCGTTGTAGTTCGCAAGGTGGGACTTTATCTTAAAGACAGTGTATATGAACAGCTTGTGTGGGCGATAGAAAAACTCGGAGTATCACACCTTTGGCAATTCAAGCTGTCGCCGCTTGAACTGATATATCTTCCGACAGGGCAGCGGATATTATTCAGGGGAGCAGATAAGCCCAAGAAACTGAAATCTACCAAGGTGCACAGAGGATATATTCGTTATATTTGGTATGAGGAAGTGGACGAATTTGGAGGCATGGAAGAGATACGTACGATTAATCAGTCACTTATGCGCGGAGGTGAAATGTATAATGTATTTTACTCTTACAACCCTCCGCAAAGTCAACGGAATTGGGTAAATGAAGAGGTATTGACAACGCGAAGCGACAGAGTGATACACCACAGCACATATTTAAGCGTTCCTCCTCAGTGGCTCGGCGAACAGTTTATTTTGGAGGCGGAGCATTTAAAGAAGACGAAACCGAGTAATTATAACCACGAGTATTTGGGAGAGGTTACCGGAACGGGCGGCGAGGTGTTTACAAACCTTGATGTTCGCGAGATAAGCGAAGAAGAGATTGCGGTTTTTGACCGGATCAGGCGGGGAATTGACTTTGGGTATGCGGTTGACCCGTTTGCGTATCTCGTCTGCCACTATGACAAGACACGGAAGCGGCTGTACCTCATGGATGAAATATACAAAGTCGGCTTGTCAAATCGTGCGGCGGCGGAGTTGATCCAAGGGTGCGAGGTGTATGACGGTTACATTGTCTGCGACAGCGCGGAACCTAAAAGCATAGCGGAGTTAAGAGGATATGGCCTTAAAGTACGCGGAGCAAAGAAAGGGCCCGATAGTATTGAGTATGGTATTAAGTTCCTGCAGTCGCTTGAAGTAATAATTATCGACCCTGTGCGGTGTCCGCATGCTGCCAACGAGTTTTATAACTACGAGCTTGAACGTGACAGCAGAGGTGAGTTTAAAGCTTCTTACCCTGACAAGGATAACCACACAATTGACGCGGTTAGGTATGCGCTGGAAGATGATATGAGTAACAGAGGTATTGAGATAAGAAGCAGGAAGGAGCTGGGTATATGATAGTTGACGCTGAGACGGTAAAAGAGGTTGACGGAAGAATATTGGGAAAGCTGATTAATAAACGTGCTGAAGATACGGCACGGCTTATCAAGCTTAAAGATTATTATTTGGGAAAACATGATGTGCTTTATCGAAGACCTAAAGGCAAAGGCTTGCCGAACAACAAAACGGTATGTAACCATGCGAAGTACATAGTTGATATGACACAAGGTTATTTGCTCGGCGCGCCTATTGCGTACAGTGCGGCAGACGGTATTGATATCGAACCGTTAAAGAACGCATATTTTGAAAGCGAGATACAAAATACAGACAGCCGGATTGTACGGGATATGTCTATTTACGGACATTCATATGAGTTGGTTTATGCGAACGAAGATTCCAAACCGAAGTCTGCTGTGCTTGAACCGCGGCAGGCGTTTATTGTTTATGATGATACTGTAGAGCAAAGAAAACTGTTCGGTGTGCATTACTACACGATAACAGATATAGACGGTCTGGAAGTGGGTAAAGTCGCTAATGTTTATACAGAAAACGAGGTTATAAAATACCGAAGCACAGGGGGAGGGAGCGTTTATGAAGAAATAGAGAGGACGGCGCATTCATTTGGCAGGGTGCCGATGATTGAGTATATCAACAATGAAGACAAGCAGGGCGATTTTGAACAGCTTATCGGTCTTATAGACGCATACAACACGTTGATGAGTGACCGCGTTAATGATAAGGAGCAGTTTGTAGACGCTATATTGTTCCTTAAAAACGTAGAGGTTGACAGCGAAAAAGCCAAAGAATTATTGACTGAAAAAATAATGATGTCTTTCACGCCGGACGCGGAAGCAAAATATTTACAAAAGGTTCTAAACGAGACTGATGTAGAGATACTGAGGAATAACATCAAGGACGATTTACATAAATTTTCATTAACGCCCGACCTCACAGACGTGAATTTCGGCAATAACCTTTCCGGCGTTGCTATAAGATACAAGCTTTTGGGGTTTGAACAGCATGTTAAGAATAAGGAACGGTTTTTAGTTCTTGGACTTAAAGAAAGATTTGACCTATATGTCCACTATTTATCTTTACTAAGCCGTATGAGTGTAGTAAGTTCGGGAGATGTTGACTTTGTCTTCAATCGAAATCTTCCTGAGAATAATTTGGAGCTGGCACAGACGATTAATTATCTGCGCGGTCTTGTATCTGATGAAACACTGCTTGAGCAGCTTGATTTTGTGTCCGATTCAGCGGAAGAAATGGAGCTTGTGGAAAAGCAGGAGGAAAGCCGCGTAGAGCGCGAGATAAAGCGCGAGGAACTTTACAGAAAGAGCACGGGCGCGGATTATACAGCGCTTGAAGATTTAACTGATGAGAAGCGCTGATTATTGGCTGAGAGTTGCGCTAATGCGCGAGCTTGATGCACATAACCGCGGAGCATACACAATACAAGAGCTTAGGCGTATGTATGACAGTATCATAAAAGATATCGACAAAGAAATAAAAAAGATATTCAACACATACAAAAATGGTGTACAAATCACAGCCGAGGAAGCCGAACAGCTTATTAATAAAGCGGCGCAGAACCAAATAGCAGATAGGCTGTCTGAAATATTAAAAGACACGGAAGATCCAAAACAGCGGCTTGAACTTATGCGCAAGATACACGCGCAGGCATACGGGGCAAGAATTAGCCGTTTAGAAGCGGTTAAGCTTAATGTATATGCTTATTTCAAAGAAAAGGCACTAACGGAGATAGAGAAAACTAAGACTTTATACAATACGGTTATAGAAGAAAGCTATTACAGAACCGTTCACGACATAGCAAAAGGCTGTAATGTAGGTGTATACTTTTCTCTTATACCTAAGCGCGCAGTTAATGAAATGCTTGGGAGTAAGTGGCATGGCGAACAATTTAGCGATAGAGTGTGGAATAACACGGCAAAGGTCGCTGAACAGTCGCAGAAGATAATTACAGAAGGGATAATGAGCCATGCGGGATATACGCAAATGGCTGCCCGGCTTGCTGAGATAATGGAAACATCAAAGTATAACGCGCAGAGGCTGGTTAATACGCAGGTCAGTTATTTCATGAACATGGCTGAATTGAGGGCTTATGAAGAATTAGGAATAGAACAATACAAATATCTTGCAACGCTTGATGAGAGGACGTGTGAAAGCTGTTCGCCGCTTGATAATAAGATATTTAAAGTCAGTGAGGCGGTAGGTGGCGTAAATTATCCGCCTATGCACCCGCATTGCAGATGTACAACAACAATGCCGACAGACTATGCAAGACGCTGGGCGCGCGACCCTCTGACAGGCAAGGGCTATAAAATAAAGGGTATGAGTTACAATGAATGGATTGAGAGCCTGACAGACAAGCAAAAAGAGGCGTTTGACAAACATGTTGTTATGTATAGAAACCGAGGCGGCGACAAGAAACAATATGTGAGATATACTGAGGTGTTGGGAAAGAAGAATGTCCCTAAAACATTTGACGAATTCCAAAATATAAAGTATAATTATACCAATCAATGGGACGACTTAAAATATTATGCTCGTAATATCAATGGAAGACCGATTGAATATGTAAAGATAGACAGAGAACTTGAAAAGGCTGGTATTAAAAACAAGGGGAAAGCATATCCGGTAGAAGACATTAAAATTAACGGCTGGCGAGTTCATGCAGAAAACAGAATTAAACAAAGCGGAATTTCAAAAGCTGAGGCACTTACATATAAAAAGAACGCTATAGCAATAATGAAAAGGTACCCGGAACCAAATACTTTGTGTGATTATTATAGTAGCAGTGGCGTAATAGGTGTTAAGTCTTATAGTGGAATAGTTCAGACTGTTATTAGTAAAGATAGAATGATGAACGATACACTTGTAGTTATAGAGGTGATGAAAAAATGGCTGAAATAGTAGATGACGTTAATTGTCCAATGTTGAATAAAGTAATAGAACTAGGTTATTGTGTTGAATTGCAGTGGATTGTTGACGGCGGAGTAAAACCAACAAAGGATGAAAAGTTTTTAACCCAAAAGCATTATGAAATTTGCAGAAATTGTAAAAAGAGAATAGACCCTAGCTTATAGTAGTGGTTCACAAGATATTATAAGTTAATGTTATTATGAAATATAATGAGGTGATTGAAATGAAAGCGGTAAAAAGTAAAAATAACAGTAATAATCTGGTAATACCTAACTTTAAAAGAGAAGCGGAAGAACCTGTCTTTGAGAAAATAAAAGCGGAATTTATAAAAAATCCGAAAATAACGGTTGAACGAGAAATTAACGGACCTTTTCAAGATATAATTGAATCTAAATGTAATGATGATGAAGTAACCTTATGTTATGATTATCAATTCGGGCTGTGTCCTATTAGATGTACTGAAAACAATGTTGATATAATTATGAATATTATAAATGACGTTATGGATTAGCACCTTTGCAAATGCAGGGTGCTTTTATTATACCAAAAATGAGGTGATGACATGAGGTCAAGAGACCCAACAAATTAATTAAAATAAAGATGATGAGCGGAGACGCTCTTTTTTTATACCCAAAATTGAAAGGAGGATTTTAAATGGCAGAAAATGCAAAACAGACAGGCGGCGCTATGGTAACACCCCAAACAGGACAAAATGTTGCAGACCTGGCAACGCCGACCGGACCTACAGCGCCGGCCGCAGGGACGGCTGTCAACGCGGGCGGCACCGATGACGTTCAATCCAAAATTGATGAAGCGTTAAAGGCGGCGCGCAAGAAGTGGGATGCAGAGCTTGAAACAAGGTTGTCGGAAGCAATAAGCGAAAGTGAACGTCTTGCCAAGCTGAACGCGGACGAACGAGCAGAAGCCGAGCGGCAAAAGGAACAGGAAAAATTTGAGAAAGAACGCGCGAAATATGAGCGTGAAAAGCTTGAATTTGAAACGGGTAAATCACTTATGGACAAAGGACTTTCGCCTCAATTCGCTTCATTTTTGGCGCAGGACAACGCCGAAACCACAAAGGCGAATATAGACGCGTTTGAAAAGGCGTTTAACGAAGAGGTGCAAGCTGCGGTTGTCGATAAGCTGAAAGGAACTGTCCCAAAGGCGGGGACAGACAAAGCCGCTGCAATAACGCAAGAGGCTTTTAACAAAATGAGTTATGCAGAGCGCGTCAAGCTGTATAACGAGGACAAAGAAACTTATGAAAAATTAACAGGAGGTAATCAATAATGGCAACAGGAACAACGAAGCTTGAAAACATGGTAAATCCCGAGGTTATGGCGCCTATGGTATCGGCAAAGCTTGAGGCAGCTATGAAGTTTGCCCCGCTTGCGACCATTGACAGAACATTGCAGGGAAAGCCGGGCGATACCGTCACGCTTCCAAAGTATGCGTACATAGGTGACGCGGAGGACGTGGGCGAGGGCGAGGCTATTCCGATTGAGAAAATGGCGACATCGACCACCAAGGTAAGCGTTAAAAAGGCAGGCAAGGGCGTTGAGCTTACGGACGAGTCCGTTCTAAGCGGCTATGGCGACCCTATGGGCGAGGCGGTAAATCAGCTTGGGTTGTCAATAGCAAACAAGCTTGACAATGATGTGCTTGCTGTGCTTGATAATATCATATCCGCTATGACAGTCGGAGATGGCACGGCAACGCTGACTTCAAACTTTATAGCGGACGCACTCGTTAAATTCGGAGAGGACATAGACGGTGAAAAGGTTCTGCTTATCGCTCCGGCACAGCTGGCGGAGCTTAGAAAATCCGAGGACTGGATTAAAGCGACCGACATCGGCGCGGATATTATAATTAAGGGCACGGTCGGCATGATACACGGCTGTCAAGTTGTGCTTTCCAACAAGATTAAGGCGGAGAACGGCGCTTATACGAACTATATCGTTAAGCCCGGTGCGCTTGCGATTTACCTAAAGCGCGATACCGAGATTGAAAATGACAGAGATATTGTTAATAAAACCACGGTTATCACAGCCGACAAGCACTATACAACGCACATCGCGGACGACGCCAAGGCCATCAAGATTAGCGCAAAGGAGTAATACCCTATGGGAATGTTATTAAGCAGACACAGGAAAGCAAGAAAAGCCGTATCTGACGATAAGCCGAAGGCGGAGGTGAGAACCAATGTTAAACAAAGCGAACGCGCTAGAAACCGCAAAAATGCTTCTAGGGATAGAGGGGGACTGCAGGGATAACCTGCTGTCCTTTTTAATTGAGGATAACATAAATCTGATTTTAAACTATTGCAGAATATCAGATTTTCCGCAAGAGCTTGAAAGCCTTTTGCCGGTTATGACCGCCGACCGATATAGGCGCGCAAGCTATGGGCAGGAAAAAGCAGACAAGGTTGTGAAGTCGGAAACACAGGGCTCTGTAAGCAAAAGCTATGAGGACAGTACGGCTAACGACAGTCATTTTCTCAATAATTACCGCGAGAGATTAAAGCCGTTTATTAATCGTAAAGGGAGGGTTCCGAGTGATTTTGATGAACCTGAAAAAAACGATTGAGGTATACAGCGGCGCTGAACTTAAAGCTGAAATAACAGCAGATATTCAACCATACAGCGGAGGTCTAGCACAGGAAGAATACGGACTTGAAATTGAGACTGTAAAGCGTATTTACTGCGAGCCTTGTACATTTCTTGAAGAAGGCGCAAGGGTCGCTTTGAAAGGTGAAAATATAAGCTATACAGTAAAGTATTCCGAACATTGGGACGATTACACAATGGCTCTTTTAAACAAGCTGCCAACAGCCGTAAAAGATGAGAGCGTGAACGTTAACACGGGAGAGAACGGCGCAAGTGATATATACGGGGGTGGGTTTTATTGATTGATTTAATTCCACGGGTGAAAAAACTGCTCGAAAGTACAGGAATAACGGTTAAATATGGCACGGAGTTTCATTTTAACGCCGTGCCTGTTATTACGTTTAGAAAAGTGACAACTGACGAGGGCTTTCACGCCGATAACGCCGAGCAGTCACAAGTAAGCAAGTTTGCTGTGGATATTTGGAGTAATTCGCCCGTGCAGTTATCCAATATAGGAGTAAAAGTCAATGAGATAATGCAGTCGGACGGCTGGACAAGGACATACGATTGCGATGTGCCCCGGCAAAGCCCTGATGAATTATATCATTTGTCGCAGAGATATAAAAAAGAGGTATTTTTTTAAAATGAGGGGTGACAATGGGAATCAATATTGAAATTGATGGGCTTGATAATATATTGGACAACTTAGAAAATATATCATCTAAACTTGACGGCGCTGTACAAAACGGGGTGGCAAAGGGCGGCAAAGCTATACAAGCCCAGTGTAAAGCTGAGTGTCCTGTTGATACAGGAGAACTGAGAAACAGCATTGTAGAAGAAACAACAGGCGGTGGAGGAAAATATACATCTGAGATAGGACCCACGGTTGATTACGGTATATACGTCGAAATGGGTACAGGTATTTACGCCGGAGGACGACAAACGCCGTGGAGGTATCAGGACAGCAAAGGACAATGGCACACGACCAGGGGGCAGAGACCACAGCCGTACATGGAACCCGGTTTTGAAGCCGGGAAAGATGAAGCGGTTGAAATATTAACTAATGAAGTACAAAAAGCAATAAATTAATTTTAGGAGGTCATTAATTATGGCAGTAAAAGAAATAAATAAACCACATTCAAAAATTGGTGTATCAAATTATACCTTTTTCCCTATAACAGCTGATGATATAGCAACAGGGAAGACTACATACGGCGAGGCGGTGACATTGCCAGGCACGGTTGAAATCGCTCCAACAGATTCAGGTTCTACCTCAACATTTGACGCGGATAATGGAGCATATGAGGTAGATTCATATGTTGAAAAAATGGGTCATGAAATCACCAACGCAGATATACCACCCGAGGTTGACGCAATGTGGAGAGGTGCGGAACTTGTAGACAACGGCGTTGAGTTCAACAAAGACACAGCGGCAAAGGCTGAATATTTTGCGGTGGCGTGGATAATTGAAAAAGCCAACGGTGTAAAACGTTTGGTGAGATACTATAAGGGCAAATATGGTTTTGCCTCAAATATTGGAGGCAAGACAAAAGCTTCTGAGGGCGCGCCCGAACATCAGACAGCCAAAGCCACATTTTCAGCCGTATTCCGTGATTCTGACGGTAAGGGATATTACTATATAGATACAGACAATCTGCCTGATGGAGTGACGGAAGAACAGGCTGTAGAAAACTGGTTCACAGACCCGAACTGGTATCCGTCAACAACACCGGAACAGGGGGCTTAGTCCATGGCAAAAGATATAGAAAATATATTGACTATAAAGATTAACGGTAAAGAAGTACAATCAAGGCCGTTTGCTTTTGAGGATTACGCAGATATGCAGGACAAGCATTTAAGAGGGCATTCAGGCGCTTGCAAGTTGTGTTATGGTGTACTAATAAGCATGTTTAAAGGCACAGCGGCTAATAAAGAATACATTGACACAATGTCCATCGCAGAAAAAGATATGTTGTGTCGGAAATTGCTTGACATTTACCTCAATACAATAAGCGAAGTAAACGAACTTATAAAAAACCAGTAAAGTCGGACAGTGACGAAACTTTTAATCTTAATGATATATATGCCGTAATGTATAAAGCAAAAGGGATACTGCCCGACGAGCTTGCAAGACAAAATCCGGTTAAATTAATGGAAATGTTAATATCTCTAAACGAAGACGAGGAGGAAAACTCTGTCACAAATTTGCCTCCCAGTCTCGGCTGGATGAATGGATTATAAAAATATATTGTGCAGTTTTAGGACTGCACAAAGCAAAAAGCATTTTAAACAGTGTTTTTTGCTTTGTGATTGGCACCCTCAGGGGTGTTTTTTTGTTGCGGAAAGAAAGGCGGGATTATATGAGCGGAAATTTAGGGGAATTAACTGTAAGATTTACGGGCGACGCGTCGTCATTAAGTTCTACTATATCAAAGGTGCAGTCAGAATTATCCGGTATGAATGCAATGTCGCAAAAAGGCGTAAAAAGCATTGCAGAGCAGACCCGGCAAATGGGCGGATATGATAAGATAGTCGCAAAGTCGGCCGAAAGCCTAAAGCAAAAGCGAAGTATATTAGCTGAAACGGAAAAAGCGTATAAGCAAAATACTAAACAGCTGAACGAAAATATAAAAGGGCTAAACGGTCAGAAATCAGCTATAGGCAGTCTTATGACTTCAAAAAAAGCTGAGATTCAGGCCTTAGAATCTGCCAATGCAGGACTGAATAAAAATAGTCAGGCGTATAAGGATAATGTTAAGGCAATCCAGTGGACACAGAATGAATATAAAGGATTACAGAAACAGCACGATGAAGTATCAAAATCAATTCTGAGCAATGAAAGCGCATTAAACAGAGAAAGCGCGGCGTATAATTCTGCAAAATCGGCTGTAGCTAACGCAAGTCAGCAATATAAGACACTGGCTCAGAATCAAAAAGCTATTGTAGGTATGGAAAAGGCTTTAAATCTACAAGATGTTGGGGAAAGTTGGCAAAAAGCAGGACAGAGCATTGACGCAATAACTAAGCCTATTCAGCTTGCAAGTGTTGCCCTTGCGGCCGGGGGTGTAGCTTCTGCTAAATTCGCGATAGATTTTGAAGATAATTTTGCAAATGTAAAAAAGACTGTAGATGGAACAGAGCCGCAGCTTGAGAAAGTAAGACAAGGTATTATAGATTTGACAACGACCGGAATAGACGGCAGAAACGCCATACCGCAAACGACGGCACAGTTGACAGAACTTGCGGCAACCGGCGGACAATTGGGAATTGCTACTGATGAAATAGTTAATTTTACTGAAACTATGGCTCAAATGAATACCGCTACTAATTTGAACGGTGCAGAGGGTGCGGCAATTCTTGCAAAATTTATGAATGTAACCGGTACTGAACAGAGAGAAGTAAGAAACTTGGGCAGTGCTATTGTGGATTTGGGAAACCATTCTGCGACAACAGAGGCAGATATTGCGAGCATGGCTCTTAGACTTGGCAGAACCGGAACTGTTGTCGGTATATCGGCGCAGGACGTATTAGGTTACTCAACAGCGTTGTCGTCTTTGGGAATTGATGCTGAAGCAGGAGGCAGCGCAGTGTCCCGTACGTGGACTAAACTTCAAAACGCGGTTTCACAAGGCGGCGAAGATTTAGACAATTTTTCTAAAATATCAGGTATGTCAGCCGATGAATTTAAGCAGGCATGGGCAGAAAGTCCAAGCAGTGCATTTAATTCCTTTGTAAAAGGTCTGTCACAATCCGAGGATATAATATCCGATTTGCAAAACGTAGGCATAAACGACGTTAGGGAAGGCGACGCAATGAAAGCTCTTGCAACCGGATATGACAAGATGGTTTCAGCACTGCAAAGGGCAAACACTGCATGGGAAGATGGAACAGCGCTCCAAAATGAGTTTGACGCCAAAGCAGAGACAACAGCAAGCCAAATACAAGTTACTAAAAATAATTTGGTTGAAGCCGCACGCGGTATTGGGGAAACATTTTTACCGACAATCAAGAATGTATCCGGCGGAATAAAAGATTTTGCTCAGGATATTGCTAATATGGATGATGACAGTAAGCAAGGACTTATTAATATCGGCACCGGGCTTATTGGTATGGGTGCAGGCGCAAAAGTAATAGCCGGGACTGCAAAGGGAGTAGGTAATTTTGTTGAAACTTTGGGGAAATTAGGAGTTGCGGCACCAACATTAGCTAGTATGGGACCTGTAGCCCTAGCGGCAGCTGGTGGAATTTTGGCTGTTGGTGCGGCGGCTGTAGTTGGTGTAAAAGCTTATCAAGAATATCATGACGCCCAACTCGACGTTGTAAAGGCTACCGACGAACAAATTCAGGCTACTAAAAAGAGTTTAGATACATATACAAAGATACAGGGGTGGAAGTCGGAAGCACAGCAGCTTGAAACTACAATAAAAACTTCTACTGATACGGAAGAGGTAGACAGAGCAAAAAAGAAACTTGAAGAACTAAAAGCCCAGGTTGAGCAAGAATATAATATAACATTAACTGCAAATGATGGTGATTTAAATAAAACACTAGAAAAGTTAGGTAATAGGGCTACAAGCGATTTAAGAGGTCAGCGCGGAGACCTACAGCAACAGATTAATGAAAGCGACTTTAGTCAAGCTGTCAGCAACATGAAAGATTATGATAATCAATTACAGACAGCGCAAAATTCGGTTGACAAATACTCATCGGCACTCGCAAAGTCTAAGGACATCATGTCCGATTATAGGACAGAGCAAAATGAACTAAAATCAGCAGAAAAAAGTATGCCGAGAGATGAATATATAAAGAAACAAAATGAATTAGCCGAAAGTTACGAAAAGACATTAAATGCAATGTATGAAGCTGAGGGGGTCTCTGATAAAGTAAAAGCTCATGCTTTGACAGACCCTTATGGCAACGCTAATATTGATGAGGGTATTGGATATTTAAAATCAGCATTGAGCGACGCGCAGACAGAGGTCAACAATTTATCTGCTGATTTTGACAAATCCAGTGCAGAGGTGGAACAATACAAGGAAGCTGTGAAGGGCGTTGCAGATGTAACAAGTGCTTTAGTGCCTGAACAGCTTGCGAACGGTGAATATTCTCAGGCTTTAAGCGGAATAAAAACAGCTTTGGGTGATGTGAAATCCTATACTCAAGAAATGGGATTTGACAAATTTGCCAGTGACATAACAGAGCAATTAACTGTTGCACAGCAGGGATTTAAAAATATAGCCCAGGTAGCAAAAAGCGGTGATAATGGTATAAGCAACTTTTTCAGCGACTTTGCCAGCAATGCCGCAAAAGCCGGGGCAGGTGCAGATGATATATCTAAATCATTAGCTAGTGCCGGAACCGCTTTAATTGAGAATGGCGCAGACATTAATAATACTGTTGATAAATATATAAATACAAGCCAAAAATTCAACGCAAGCGCAGAAGATACAGCGGTAGGAGCCGCACTTATAAAGAATGGTTTTAGAGATATAGCGAGTGCGGCGGCAACTAACGGCGGTTTAGAGGTAGTAACAGAACAAGCTAATGAACTTGCTAGGTCTATGGGCGTACTTTCTGATAATCAACGTATACATATTACCGCAGAAGGTGATATATCAACAATTACAGAAATTGACGGTAAGTTACAAGAGATAAACGAAAAGAATGTTGATATAAAACTTAATACCAAAACAGAAAATTATGAGGTTTTGGACAAAGCCGGAAATAAAATTTCTGAAATTGACGGCAAGACCGCTACTGTCTCAGTTAATGCAGAGGGAAACTATGACGTGTTAAATCAAGCAGGTATTAAAATAGCTGAGATAGACGGAAAAACAGGACAGGTTAGATTAGAGGTATCAGACGGAGCGACACCGACTGTTGAGCAAATAAACAGTGCAGTTGGGGAATTGGACGGACGCGCGGCAAGGGTTGAAGTAGTTGCTGGCGGAAACTACGAAATTTTTGACGAAGTTGGCAACAAAATTGCTGATATAGATGGGAAGACCGGAACTGCAACTGTTAATGTGAAAAAAGGCGATATGTCAGGTGTGGAATTGCTTGACAAGCCGTTTAAGAATGAATCTATATCCAGCACTATAAATTTTACACTCGGGACATATCCTACATCTATTCCAGATGTACCCGGAACAGCGAATTATAACTTAGGTACATATCCGACATCGGTGCCTGATGCACCTGGTGTTGCTAATTATAAAGGCAATTTTCCGTCAAGTGCCCCGACACTTCACGGAACAGTTGTTTATAAGGCTGAAATTCAGGGCGCACCCAGAGCCAAAGGCGATAAAAATTTCCCAGGCGGTATGGCGATGATAAATGATGAAAAGGGAACGTCAGACCCTAGGGAGCTTGTTGAATACGGCGGCAGAGGGTATATATTTGAGGGCAGGGACGTTGTACTGCCTTTGCCTGAGCACGCCAAAATTTATACGGCAAAGCAAACAAAACAAATAATGTCAGGCGCAGGAATCCCTCGTTATGCAAGCGGTAAAAATAACGAGGATTGGGAGAACGCTAAGTCTGACAGGGAACATATACGCAAAACCTCATACAACATTATACCAGCCTGGGAAGAGC